CTGACAGATGAAACCATAGAAGTAGATGGTCACACACTTCACAGAATCAGAGCACTCAAAGACTTCTCAGATGTGAGCGTTGGTTCCTTAGGAGGTTGGCTAGAGTCTGAGGCAAATCTCAGTCATGATGGTGACTGTTGGGTCTATCCAGATGCTCAAGTGTTTGGTGATGCTAAAGTGTTTCACAGTGCGTACGTATGCGGCGATGCTCAAGTGTACAATAATGCTTGTGTGTTCGGACACGCACACGCACACGGTACAGCACATTTGTGCGGTCAGTCTCAAGTCTTCGGAGAGGCCATAGTGTATGAGAACGCTATAGTATGTGGTAGATCTAAAATATACAATAGATCTCGGATCTACGGCAATGCTAGAGTGTACGGTGATGCTCAAGTGTCTGGTCAGGCTAAAGTTTATGGTGATGCTCAAGTGTCTGGTCAGGCTAAAGTGTTTGACAAAGATATCACGGGTGAAGTAGTAAAGGTAACAATGAAAAATAAACCAACAATCATCATGTCGCCACTGTGGGAAGGTCTAGCAGATGACTAAGAAATATGAACTGACAGATGAAACCATAGAAGTAGATGGTCACACACTTCACAGAATCAAGGCTCTCAGGAACTTTGGAGATGTGAAAGCTGGCGACTTGGGAGGGTTTGTTGGGTCAGAGGACAATCTAAGCCAAGAAGGAACTTGTTGGATCGATGCCAACGCAAAAGCGTTTGATAATGCTGAGGTGTATGAGAATGCTAGATTGAGTGATTCTGCTATAGTGTACGATGATGCTATAGTGTATGGGTATGCTCACGTGGCTGGTAAAGCTTCTGTATATGGGCGTGCTCAGGTTTACGGCACGGCTACCGTTCGTGACACTGCTTGGGTGAGTGGTAACGCTCGTGTATTTGAATATGCTATTTTGTTTGACGATTCTTATGTGTGTGACGAGGTCAAAGTGTATGGTCATGCTCAAGTGTATGGTAATACCTCATTGAAGGATTATGCTTGGGTGAGTGGTAAAGCTTCTGTGTTTGGATTTACTTGTGTGTATGGTGATGCTATATTGAAAGGCAATGCCAGAGTGTATGGTGATGCTCATATCTATGGTAATGCTCGTGTGTATGATGATGCTAAGGTGTATGATGATGCTAAGGTGTATGGTGATGCTCATGTGTGTGGCGACACACAAGTCTGTGAACACGAAAATGTGAGCAGTAGTATCCGTGATAAGAAACCGGTGCCTGTAGAAGAAGTGAAACAATACGTGTTGTCGCCACTGTGGGAAGGNCTAGCAGATGACTAAGAANTATGAACTGACAGATGACATCACAGAAGTTGGTGGTCAGAGAGTGNACAGAATCAAGGCTCTCAGAGACTTTGGAGATGTGAAAGCTGGTGACTTGGGAGGGTTTGTTGGGTCAGAGGACAATTTGAGCCATGAAGGTAAAGCTTGGGTGTATGATGATGCTAAGGTTTATGGTCGCGCCCATGTCTATGGAGGTGCTAGAGTCAAAGGAAATTCTAGAGTCTTTGATTATGCATTTTTGATGAACAATGCTTTTGTGCATGATAGTGCTCTTATATGCGACCATGCTTGTATAGATGGATATGGTGAAGTGTATGGAGATGCTAAAATACGCGGCTATGTTTACATAGGAGGGCATGCTAGAGTCTGCGGTGATGCCAAAGTGTTCAACTTTGCAAGAGTGACTGGGAGTGCATTGATCACAGGGAAAGCTGCGGTGTATGGCAACTCTCGTGTGTATGGTGGTGCTAAAATTATGGCAGATGCTCAAGTGTTTGGTTATGCTCGTGTGTATGAGAATGCTAAAGTGTTTAGATCTGCTAAGTTGTTTGACGATGTTCATGTGTATGGTGATGTCTTTGTGTATGACAACGCCGAATTGCGTGGAACGGCTCGTGTGTATGGCAATGCTTCCGTGAAGGGGAATGCCAGTATCTCAGGAAATTCCAGAGTGTATGGCGACGCCAGAGTTGATGGCAATGCTCAAGTGTATGGTGATTCTCTTGTGTATGGAAATGCACATGTTAGTGTGAATGGATTGGTGTGTGATGCAGAGGTGCGCGGTCTCATGGTAGTCACCAGTCACATTATTGAAGAGTGATTTATCGAAGAGTGATTTATTGAAGAGTGATTTATTGAAGAGTGATCATCTCAAAAATATGTGTCAAATTTAACTTGACATAAGAATTTCAATCATTTAAGTTAGCAAATAGTAACAAACCAAAGGAAAAGGAACTATAAAATGAACAAAGAAAATTTCAGCATTGCAACTCCGATTGGCGTTGTTGCACTCATTATGACGATCCTTTTAGGACTCGTGCTTTTCGGATCAAACATGTTTGCCGTGGCATTATTCACCGTGTGTGTTGTTGTCGCATCTTACATCCTCACATTCGAGTTCAACAAAAATTCGGAAGAGTAGATGATGCAGGATATGAAAGCTCTTGAAAAAGACATGTTGGATTTCTTGTCACTGACGCGCGACATGGCACAACGAGAACATCAAGTGAAAGACGCGGCCAACATCATTCCGGTTCTGCTGAAACAACTTACAGAATCTGGTGTGGATGCTTCATATCAACGTTGGGATACTGTGAGCGATGCAGAACATTCATCACGCATTTCAGTGTTGGTTGAAGATGGCAAAATCAGTGATCGGCACTTGATGCTCTACCACAATCACAGCGTCAAGATCATTGGCGTCACGCCATTTGCTCTCAGTGAAAACGAATACACCATTCAAATCGTGTCATCACGCTACATGGATATTGCAGCATGATTGACAAGATGAAAGACTTTTTAGGCGCGATAAAATTCGTCGCTCTCGTCATCATTGCTCTCATCCTCTCAACTGCTTTGGTGACTATTGCAGGAGCGATTGCAATCAAGATTGTGATCGGAGCAATTTCAATCGTATGGTCATACTCTGTAGAGTCATTGATCATCATTTTGTTAGTGTGGTGGATGATGGTTAAGGTTTAACCACGATACACTTCTAAAATTCATAGTCCCTTGTCGTGCGCTTAAATACAATAAGCACAATGACAAGGGGCTTTTTCTATGGCAACAGAGCTAGATTTCAAAGATAAGATCAGTGATTTTGATGCTGGTTTCAATAGACATCCGGTCACTGACGATTTGGTGATCAAGAAAGAATTGCAGTCTATCTATCAGCACTTAAACTTGTTGCTGATCCCGGGCAAATATGCATCACTGTTCAGACCAAGCTTGACTGCGGGTATGTCAGAGTATCTCTTTGAGATCGAAAGCCCCGCCATTCAAGAAGCACTCAAATACAGAGTCAAACAAATTATCAGTGAACGCGAACCTAGAGTAGAGGTGCTGGATATTGCTGTAACCTTTGATGACTATGATTTGGAAGTGACGGTGAAGTTCAGAGTATACAGTACCAAGAATATAGAAACATATTCGTCACGTATGAAGAGGGTCAGATAAATGGCAACACCAACAAAACACAGAGAACTTGATTATGATGATATCAAGTCCAACCTTTCTGATTTCTTGAAGAATCAAACGGTGTTGGCAGACTATGATCTTGATCAGTCAGCAGCAGAAATTTTGATTTCATTGCTTGCTGCCAATACTCACTACAACGCTATCGTTGCAAACACCGCAATCTCAGAGTTGTTCTTAGACACTGCTACGCTGCGCAAGAACATCATTTCATCTGCAAAGCGCTATGGCTACACACCGTCATCTGCACTATCTGCAAAGGCTGTTGTTGACATCACATTCACCACCACAGACGCAAGTCCAGACGCAAGTGAAAATCCTTGAGAAAGGGGCCGTGTTCACTGCTAAGGACGAAGATGGTGCTACGGTAACATTTTCTACCATATCCTCGTACACAGCTTCGCTTGTCAACACAAACCAGTATATTTTCACTGACGTTGAAATTTATCAGGGCGCATACGGTTCAATAGATTTCTTCATAGACAAAAACAAAGCCGCTCAAACTTATGAGATTCAAATTGCAGACATAGATACCAATCTGATTGAAGTATACGTGCAACAATCAGTTGATCTCTCAAGCNTTGAAAAATACACGAGAGCAGATAGTGCGTTAACGCTTGATGCAACGAGCACCGTATTTTTTCTCCAAGAGGGTCCAAATGGATTTTATGAGGTTGAATTCGGGGATGACATCATTGGCAAGGATGTGTTGGATGGTCAAGTTGTCAGAGTGGTGTATTTCAAGACCAAAGGTGAAGGTGGTAATGCGATCAAGGAATTTGACTTTTCATATACCCCATCAAAGGCATCTAAAATAAATCAGATGACCAATGGCTTGACAACCGTCAAGAAATCCTCAGGTGGTACGTCCAAAGAGAGTAACGACTCTATCAAGTTGAACGCGCCGAAATTTTATGTGTCACAAAACCGTGGTGTTGTGAACTCGGATTATGAGTTCATCATCAAAGAGAAATTCCCATACATCAAATCAATCTCAGTGTGGTCTGGTAAAACAGGCAACGGGATACTTGATCAGTTTGGTAGATCATACATATCGGTCAACACGTCAAAATCACAGTTCCTGACCACCAACCAAAAGAATGAGATTCTTGAGGCTGTTAGAGATGAAATTGGTGTTGCTGGTATCATCCCAGTGATCATTGATGTTGACAACGTATACATAGACTTGACGATTGAATCATTTGTGAATGACTTCATATACATCCAATCATCTGAGATCAAAGAGAGCATATTGTCATACGCAAGCGACTACTCAAACACAAACTTGGAACAGTTTGGTGGCGAGTTCAAGCACTCACGTTTTGTTGATGGTATTGACAATTTGGATTCATCTATACAGAGCAACTTGACATCCGTCACACTACACAAACGAGTATATCCAGACACAACAAGAACAACGTCATATGAATTTTCGTTCGCTAATGCAATTGACAGTTGCTATTCAAATTCATTCACATACGATAGTAAGACCGTATACATCAAAGCCAGCACATCTGGTCAGCTAGATATTTATGAGGTTGTTGGTGACACTGAAATCCTAGTCAACTCAAACATTGGAACGGTTGACTTTTCAACTGGTGATGCGGCAATCACAGACCTAAACATCACACAAGCAAACAAGATTACTAAAGACGTGCGGTTCTATGCCAATCCTGTATTGAACAACATTTCATCTGACAAGAACGTCATTGCATTGATTGACAGTGCGGATGTGACGGTAACCAAAAAATAGAGAAGTAGATTATGAGTGTAGCTAAGTTCAAAAAAACCATAACGATCTCAGATGGTGAATTTTATGTTGACGGTGTTCAAACGAATTATCTTGAGATTGAAGATGCTACTGACTACGATTTTGACGTGACACACACTGATCTGATATGGGCCACATGGGATGACAGTGCTGTCTACACGTTCACTCCTACTGTTGATGAAACAAACACCCGAGTGTTGACGCCAGCCAACATCTTCCACCAAGATCATTTTGATTCTAGCGACGTGAGATCAAAGGTGTACTATCTGCACCAATGTCCCATATACGCTCAACAGGATACGCTTGCATCTATATTTGATCAGTTATCAGATACGGGTCTGATATCAACATATGCAGAAGACATCATATCATCCAATCTTCTCAACCAGCAAATATACCAGATTCTTGAGTATGACACAACACAATTCACATCATATTCATTTGATCAGATTGATCCGTATGCTTCAACAAGTATATCAGATTTAGAAGCTAGGATCATTGCTATTGGGTCTGGTGATGTTGTCGTGTATGGCACGGACCTTCAAACGACTGGTGTTATCAAGGACGGAGTCAAACTGAGCAATGGTGATGACTTTTCGCTTAGATATGATGCACATAAATCCAACTATGAAGTGTTCTTAACTGCTATAGTGAACGCGTCAACAGTACAAATCAAAAGCAACTTGTTACAGTATGCCAGCAACAACGGCATTTCTTCGGGTGTGATATCTGTCAGAATGCCAGCGGACGATAATAGATCGTTTATACTCAACACCACAACATATGACATCACAACGTCACTTGTGGTCAAAACTGTTGCTCGTGCTGAAAACCATATTCAAGTCCACCACATGTTTGATGAATGGACACGAAACACCTATCCGATGTTTGAAGACATCACAAAGCTGTATTATGACTATGAGATTCAAAAAGGTCACGTTCAAGAAGTCGTGCGCAACTTGGTATATTATCTAGACATTGATAGTGCTGAGGAATCAACGATTGCTAGATTGATCAGAGATTCGCTTGGTCTTGAGGTGTTGAAGTCAAAAGACAGATTCCTCCTCAAACGCATCAATGATTTCATGCTGGCAAAAGGCACAGAGCAATCATTCGCATTCCTTACAAATGTGATGCTAGGCAAACAAGCCACGTTGAAGAAGTTTTCAGATGACATATTCAAGACATCAAGTGGTGTTTGGTATGACACTTACACACTCACGCTATCAGAAGCAGACATCAACAACATGATATCGACATACACAACCCTTGCAAGCGCACTAGATATCACTGGGACGGTTGACGTGGCCAGCGTGATATCTGCTATGCCTGGATGTTTGGTTCAAGGCAGAACCAGCAAGGCGTTTGGTGTCATTGATGAAATTGAAGCCATAGAGGTAAATCTTGGCAACTTCTACAAGCTTAAACTGCAAATGAAGCAAGGAACACTGAGCCAGACAGAACGTTACGACATACGAAACGACTTAGACAACTTTCAAATCAACACAGATACTATTGCAGAGAATGAGGATTCGATTGTTGAAGTTGAAGTTGATTACGGTGGATCTGGATACACCAAAGGAAGCAAAATCGTTATCGACACTTTGACTGGTCACAATTTTGAAGGCTATGTGTCTGACGTATCACCATCTGGAGCTATCAAGGATATTGAGGTTATAGACGGTGGCTGGCACTACAGAGCAACAGATAGTGCTAGAGTTGAGTTTGATTCTTCACCAGCCATTCAGACTGTGGACCTGACATCAAATCCTGTATTGTCTTTTGAGTACGGTACAAGCACCGCCATTCAATCAGTGTACTATAACGACACAAACGATTGCTTTGCTATTGCACGGCAACCAACGGCGCTTGAACCAACTGTAGAGATCATCTCTAGGGATGGTAGTGTGATCAAAACGTTTCCAACCATTGCATCTGGTTTCACTGGTTTCGTTGCGCTTGCGCATGAAATTGTTGATGGGATACATTATGTTTGGGGTGAACTGGATAGCGCTATTGGTAATGGTGTTGTCAGAGTTGATGAATTTGGAACGATCACTGTATATGAATATGATCTGAGTTTGGTCTCAGGCGGTGCTTGGAGTGAAGCAAAATTCATCTCCGTGAGAAACAACGGCATTGGAATTGTAGCTGATAATGGCGGNAACGATTGGGTCTTGGTGTTCAACAGAGCCAGTTTGTATGACACTGCGCAACCAGCAACTCCAAAGAACTTCTTCACAGTTGACGCTTCTGTAAATGGTAATGTGAAAGCGTTTGACATCAACGAGGAGGCCATTGTTGTTGCGGCCAAAACAACAACACTATCTGCAACACAACCAACAATTAATGTATACACTCAAGATGGTGCTTCTATCACAAACAACACACCACTTGGTATAACACAATCCGGTGTCATATCAGGTTCGGCTGACTTGAAGCATGTTAAATATTTCATAAACAACAACGTTAGGAATGTGAGACTGATAAGCACTACTGGAGCCGCTTTTGATAGTATAATTGAAACGACACACCAATATAAAATCGCAGTGCCGGAGAAAGCAGAACTGACTGTTGTCAAGGGTAAACTATACAGAAACAAAAACGGGTGGACTGGTAATCAGTCAAAATCATCAAGCACACAGATATTACAGGACAATCTGAAATATCAGCACTTCTCTGTAGGTGTTGTTGTAGACGAGCCAACGAGCGTGTACTTGGATCCTCTAGTAGAGAAAGTTGGTGTTACTGGTTTCAGATACATTGGCATATACCCAACAACATTAGAATCAAGTTCACGCGCTGATCAGTCAGCAACACTCATGACAGTAACAACAAGCTAGGAATTTCAAATGGGACGTATCATCAACAATGTAGGCAATGACATTGCAGATCAATTTGTAAACTCTCCAACAAGCAATGCACCATTGTATTTTTTCATTGGTCAAGTTCGAGAGTGGCAAGGAAGACATGGGATACTTGGCGTCACGCAAACAAATCCCATCACAATCACAATCACACCCGGACACGATGTTGCCAGTGGTCAAACGGTGTTGTTATCTGACATTAGCGGCATGGTAGAAGCTAATGATGTTTCTGGTGTTGTGACAGATGTTACAGGTGATGTTGTCACCATCGGATCTGTTGATGCTACCACGTTTTCGTCATACACTTCAAACGGTGTTTTGGCCATTCAAAAAACAGCATTGGCAAATGACGAATATGATCTAGAAGATGTTAGACATTCAATAATCGGAATGAAACGAGTCACTGGTGATATGATGTCCCATGCCATTGCAATGAAAGAGTGGTTTCCACAGCAAATATACAAGTATTATGATCCTCAAATCAACAATGAAGGCCATGAATACTACACAGTCACAGACAACAGAGTGTATATGTGTCTAGACAATGCTAAGAGTACATACACTACGTATCAACCAGTACATACTAGTGCTACACCAAAGAAATATCCAGATGGGTATACTTGGAAATATATGTACACTGTTTCTGATTCTGACGCTGCAAAATTCATGTCTGATGATTGGGTTCCAGTCAGACCATTGTCACAGAACCAGAGCAACGGCGGTGGTATTGAGAGTATTATCACAGTGACAAAAGGTCAGGACTATCTACATGGCGATAGTGTTGTGATCATTGGCGACGGTGAAGGAGCGACTGCTTACATTGGACAATTTGAAGGGTCTGGTCTGGTGCACCATATAACGGTTGACAATCCCGGGCAAAACTACACGTGGGCTAAAGCGTATATCGTTCCCAGTGCATTGTCAAGTGGGACAGGCGCAATGGTACAACCGATCATCACACCAGAGGGTGGTTATGGCAACTTCCCAACACGTGACTTACTGGCAGACAATGTGACGTTCGTTGTAGATTTGGATGGCAATGAAGATGGTGAATTATTCACAGGTGATATCAGATCACGCGGAATTATCAGATCACCTTTGGATTCATCAAATAATCCGATATTCACCACAGACATTGTTGATTTCAGATCAAAAATAACAGTGAGTGGGTCTGGTCAAAAATTCACAACGGGTCAAATCGTTACGGGGAATGTTTCAGGCGCAACTGCAATTTGTGCTGGCTCAAGTGAAGATGTGATCTACACTGTTGAAGAAACCGGAGCATTTGAAGTTGGCGAAACAATAACATCCTTGACAGGAGCAACCACAATTGAAGCATTTGCAAGCGGCAATATCGAACAACTGAATTTGGCTAATTTCATCTATGTGGATAGCACTAGCGGACCACACACAAGAAACGATAATCAAGTAGATACATTCACAGTGACACTCTCATTTTGAGTTTAAATACTATATCAACATGAGGACAATATGACAGACACGTATCTCGACAATGAAAATGAAGAATTTCTAAAGCTTCTATTCAGACCTGAATATGCAGTTCAAACACGAGAGTTGAATGCGCTGCAAACCATATTGCAGAGACAAATCTCTAACTTGGGTGACTATACGTTCAAGGAAGGTGCTGCTGTAATCGGTGGGTCTATATCTCAAAACAATGCTAAAACTTTGAAAGTTGAGTCCAGCTATCTTGGATCGGCTATCACGCTTAGTGATTGGGTTGGTAAGGACATTGTCGAATACACAAGCGCCAACGTTGCAACTGGAGCAACTGGTAAGGTGTTTGCCGTGTCAAGTGAAGATGGGTCTGATCCTGCTGCTTTGCACTACATTTCAACGAGCACCACCTCTTTTGATAGTGGTGCTGTTGTACGTATTGCAGACACTTCAACATACGCGGCAATCAAAACCGCATCTGAACCAAATACAGAATGTCAAGTGGTAAGGTTGCTTGACGGGATATTCTATTTTGACCGCCGATTTGTTTCGGTGTCAAATCAGATTTTGGTGTTCTCAAAATTCAGTACAGATTTCAGCGGACGTGTTGGCTTGGTGTTTGAACAAGACATCGTGACCGAGTTCACAGACACATCATTGTATGATCCTGCTAGAGGATCTGAGAACTACAATGCTCCAGGTGCTCACCGCGAAAAGTTCAACGTCACACTTGCATCCTACACATACAACGAGACTGTGCCTGATAACTTCATTTCACTTGTTGAGTTTCAATCCGGTGAACAGAAAACCAGACTCGTAAAAGACGAAAATCACTTGGTGAATGAGACCATTGCAAAGGTCATCAAAGACCAAAGTGGTGATTTTGTTGTTGAAGAGTTTACAAACACGTTGCTTGAAAAAGTTGAAAAAGCATGCGTCCAAGTAGAACCTTCTCCGAGTGCTGTTAACACAGTGCTTGTCACAATGGCATACTTGCATGACTACGAAGTTGGAGACAGTGTAACACTATCTGGCGCAACTGGTACAGACGCCGCCATATACAATGGAACATACACCATTACAGAACTGGTGTCTGATACTCAATTCAATTTCCAAACACTCACGCCAACAACTACAACTGAAACATCAATGAAAGTTTATCGTCCTGACTATTTTGGGATGGAAATTTCATCTGGTGTGGCATACGTTGAAGGGTTCAGAGTTAACATACCTTACAAACAAATTGTTGAAGTTCGAAAGGGCCGAGACATTTTGAAGTATGAAAATTATTTGACAACGGCTCAATACGGAAACTACACAGTGGTTGACAATCTGAGTGGTGTTTTTGATCCAACAACAGTGCCAACAATCAATCTTGTAGATGCTGGCTCAACAGTTATTGGGTCTGCAAAAATGCGCTCGATTGTATATGATTCTGGCACTATTGGAGCGGCTGCGGCTCAATACAGAGTATACTTGTATGACGTATCAATTGATCCAGGCTCAACAGCGGCCAACGTTGCAGGCATAACAAGCGGTACAGCAACAGCAGATATCAATGGCGTGTTTGCAATGCAGTCATCAAACATCAACTCACTGGTATTTCCAATTGCAGATTATTCGGTATCATCAATCAAGCCAGATGGTACAGATACAACATCATTCTACACCAAATTTGCTCAGAGTCAAACATCAGGTTCAGGGACATACACGTTCATTGGTGGTGCTGCTCAAACATTCTTGGGCACAGTATCAACCGACATTGCCGGAACGGTCATTGCTGATCAGCACTATATGTTTGTTGACACAGCGACAGGAAATGTGTTGGACCCTCTAACACTGACATTGAACGTGTCTGGTCAATCAGTGGTTGCAACGTTTGCAGTCAATACCACTGTTAGATTGATTGCAACGGTCACTGACAACACCGCATTGAGAGCTAAGCATTTGAACAGCCAGAGCACCGCTATTGCTGGTGGTGCTATCACATCTGCCGCTAGAACAGCAAGCTTGGGCTATGCTGACGTATACCAAATCTCAGGCATTTACGAGTCTGGAACCAATGGTACAGCGGCAACCAATGCAGACACAAACATTACAGATAGATTTGATTTTGATAACGGTCAGCGAGATGCGTTTTACGATCATGCATCAATCACATTGAAATCCGGTGTTGTTGCGCCTGAGGGTGACGTGCTCGTGGAGTTTGAATACTTTGCACCAAACGGCAATGGTTTCTTTGCTGCCGACTCTTATGGTGATATTTCACTTGACAACGTACCAAACTACACATTCCAAACATCAGGCGTAACTGTTAATTTGAGAGACGTGATTGACTTTAGACCAGTACGTGATCCCAATCTGAACACACACTCAAACACGAAAATACCTACACCAAATTCACCCATTTCATCAGACTTCAATTTCTTCCTAGGACGTAGAGATATTGTTGCTTTTGATAGGTACGGAAACGCTGAGATCACAGAGGGNATTTCATCAAGAGACCCTAAGTATCCAACAGTACCAGATGATCAAATGTTGCNGTTCAAGGTTGATGTTGGCGCATATGTAGATGACTACAAAGACGATGTTAACATCCAAGCGTTTCAAAACAGACGCTATGATATGCGAGACATTGGTTTCCTAGATGACCGTATTGAACGCATTGAATATGAGACTTCACTATCGCTGCTAGAATCAGATGCAAAAAGCAAAAACATTGTTGATGCATCAGGTGCAAGTCGCTTTAAAACTGGTTTCATTGTTGATGGTTTCTCTGGACATGGTATTGGTGATTCTTTGAATCCTGACTATCGCGTATCTGTAGACCGTGAAAAGAAAACAGCTAGACCAGCGTTTGATTCTAACTTGGTAGATTTCGAACTAGAGACACTAAACGGTGTTGAAGAATTTGGTACAGATGCAACTGGCAAATTTGTCATGTTGCCTTACACAACAACTGAGTTGGTTTCAAATGATAAAGCATCGAAAGGTGTCAGTGTAAATCCATACTTGGTGACCAAAAAGGTTGGTTCGTTGGCACTATCACCAGCAAGCGATTATTGGGTTGATAAGACAACATCACCAGTGCTAGATGTTAACTTCACTGGAGACAATGACACGTGGCTAGGTGGAACACCAATTGAAACTGGTAACGCGCCTGGATTCGGCACGATTTGGAATGATTGGGAAACCACATGGACAGGCTCACAAGGTGTGTCAACAAGATCAGGGCGTCAAACAACATTCGCATATGAGACAGTAACCAAATCGCTTGGTAACAAACTCATAGACACCAATTTGTCATTGTTTATGAGAGCTATTGATGTGACAATCAACGTTTCAAACATGCGCCCTAATACTGATTTGCACGTGTTTGTTGATGACGAGAATGTGAATGATATTGTAACGGCAGGTAGCGCATACGGACCAACAAGTGAAGGTTCACTGAGATCAGATTCCAACGGCTTCGCTCAAGGCACATTGTCTATACCAGCAAGCAGATTCAGAACAGGTGAACGCATTGTCACAGTGACAGACGAACAAAACAAAGTATTGTCCAACGCGACAACTGTTGCATCGTTTGTGTTTGCTGCTTCTGGCTTGATCACAACAAGCCAAGAGACAAGCGTTTCAATCAGAACTTTGAATGCAGCAACTAACGTTGTGTCTGAGACTGTGACAACATCACGCCCAGCACCTACCACAACAACAACAACGGTTGCAACACAGCCAACAATCAGTTGGAGCAGGTTTGCGAGACGCAAGCGCGAAAAGGCGCGTGAAAAAGAACGCAAGAGAAAAGCACGTGATCCTCTTGCTCAAGATTTTGTGGTTGACGATACTGCATTTCCTAATGGTGTGTTTGTATCTGACTTGAATGTATACATGAAAGCCAAACCTACAGATACCAGTGAGAACTTGATCGTTCAACTGAGACCTATGGTAAACGGCTATCCCGACTCATATAACGTATTGCCAATGTCAGAAGTGGTGATACCTNGGTAGCGACGTGAACATTCCGACACTAACAGCGGACATAACAAGCGTGAGAAGCTCACCAACGAGCGTTTCATTCCCAGTCCCAGTGTACATGGCACCGGGAGACTACTGCTTAGTGTTGCTATCAGACAACGCAGAATACGAGGCTTATGTTTCAGAGATGGGNCAAAGCATTGTAGGTAGCAACGTTCGTATTAGCAAACAACCAACTCTCGGATCATTGTTCAGATCACAAAACGCCAAAACATGGACAGCTACACAAACAGATGATTTGATGTTCGACTTGAACATCTGCCAATTCTCAACGGCAGGTGCATCGTTCACACTCAAAAATTCAGTTGTTGCTAGTGATACCAAGTTCAACTTGATCAAATACAATCCACAGAGATTGGTCTTCCCTGATACTGTTGAGGAATACACAATCGAATCTATATCATCAAGCACAGGTGCGGTTGGTGATGCAACAACATTGATACCAGATACAAATGTTGAATTTGATGAAGAGCATATTGTTCAAACAACGGCGCAATCAATGAAGATTGTCACAACGCTGCTTACAACTGATCAGTATGTGTCACCAATGTACGATATGGAACGAGTGTTTGGTATCGTGGTGCACAACAAAGTCAACAACCTTGGCTTGCTGACATCGGGTATTGTCATTGATAATCCGGGCACAGGATACACAACAGCAACGGTAACAATCACCAGCAATGATGATGGAACCAATGCAGCGGGGTCTGTGGTACTGAGTGGCGGACGAGTAACAGGAATAAACATTGATACAGAAGGTCAGAATTACACTACTGCGCCAACAATCACAATAACAGGTGATGGTGCAGGTGCTAGTGTCAGTTATGTGGGCTTTGAAAGTGATCCTACAGGTGGTAACGCGCTTGCTCGATATCTTTCAAATCCTGTGACATTGGCAGATGGTTTTGTTACGGATCAAGCGACTGTATACATCGATGCAACACTGGCACCGGGTACTGACATCAAGCTTTATCAACGATCAGTATCATCTGAAGACTCAGAACCACTATCACAAAAATCATGGGTTGAAATGACATCAGGTGACAAGAAAAACACAGCACCAAACGAGTTCGTAGAGTTCAGATATGACGTTGATCTCTCATATACGGCAAACACAGTGAATTACCCCACAGTCAAAAGTGTGCAATTCAAAGTGGTGTTGTTGTCAGAAAATACGTCAATAGTCCCTGAGATTTCAAATTTCAGAGCTATCACATCTATATAGGATTGCAATGTACAACAAGGTAAAAGGCGACTCTAGTTTGGTGAGAGATACTAACAGCAAGGCCATATTGTCGAGGGACAAAGAAGGCTTTGCTGCTCGTGTCAAATTCAAATCCATTCAAGATGAGCAAGAGAAACGGCTTATGTCACTAGAAAACAAGTTGGATGCCTTGGCTGATATGTACAAGGTTCTGGAAGCGAGAACAACGCTAAATAATATGAAGAACAAGGATAGTATTTAATGTCAGTTACATCAACGCCAATTGGAAGTACACTCATAAGCGAAACCTTTTCAGCTTGGATTGTAAGAGCTAATATAGCTTATGCTCGAATAGACGAAATTGTTCCGTTTGTAAATCAACTTGAAACCAATCAAGGAAGTTTACCGTCTTTGTTGACTACAGATAAAACGTCACTTGTCAACGCTATCAATGAGTTGTACACAGATTTCCAGGCTGGCACACTCATTCAAGCAACAACTGGTTTGCTGGCTAACCTGACAACAACCAACAAAACAAACTTGGTTGCTGCTATCAATGAACTAGATGGTGAGATTGGCGACTTGTCAACACTCACAACAACTGCCAACGGGACACTGGTTGCTGCTATCAATGAAGCTGCTGCTGCATCATCAAGTGTGGGTAATCTCGCACTATTGGGCACAACGGCAAAAACTGATTTGGTTGCTGCTATCAATGAAGTTCTTGCTGGTCTAGGTGATGTTTCGACACTCACCACAACTGCCAATACAGCGGTTGGTGCAATCAATGAATTGGATTCTGGTCAAGGCAACCTCTCAACACTTTCAACAACAGCCAAAACAAGCTTGGTTGCTGCTATCAATGAAGTTGTTGCAGGTCTATCAGGTTACATTGCAGTTGATGGTTCATCTACAGTAACAGCAGATATAACACTGAGTGGTTTCAAACTGACAAGCATTGCAGATGGTGTGGCAATCACAGATGCTGCTTCTGTTGGCCAAATACCAACACTTGCAATGACAGGTGATTTGACAACGCTATTGACCACAGCACAAGGAACTTTGGTTGACGCTATTAATGAAGTCATCACAGAATCCGTGCCAAGGTCATCAACAATCGGATCAGCTATTTTGCCATCCGGCACAACAGCACAACGAGACGCATCACCAACAAACGGAATGTTCAGATATAACTCAACACTTGGCAGTATGGAAGCATATGCTGGTGGTGCATGGACGTTGATTGGCGGTGGTAACAAATTCACAGCCAACGCTACACCTCCGGCGGCTGGTAATACTCCAGGCGACTGGTTTCACGATACAGACAGCGATATCGTATTCTTGAGGGATACAGATGGTGCAACTGAAATTTGGCGCGATATGACATCGTTGCTTGGGGGTAACAGAACACCTAAAGGCGTGGCTGCAGATACAACTGCTGTACCGTCAGATGAAATTTGGGTCAACACTTCACTTGCTGGATACACGATCACACTGCCTTCTACACCGTCAGAAGGCGCTAAAGTTAGAGTTGTTCGACAAGGTGCAAATGCTGTTATCGTGGCTAGAAACGGATCTACAATCGGTGGTCTGACATCAGATTACACCATAGGCACAGACAACGTGTATGTCGAATTTACTTACATGTTTAGCACTTGGAAAGGCGTAGAAACGCCAGTGGTAATATAGAGGATAAGAAATGGCAAACCCTACAAGTCCCGTCATTGGGACAGTATACAACATTGCGGGTGTTAATTATGTTTACACAGCAGATGGCTCGTTTGAAGTTTCAAGCGCCAATGCATCCGGTGTAAACACAAATAACTCACTCACTGGTGATGGTACACTTGGCAGTCCTATGGGTGTCAATTTTGCTTCTTTAGTAGAAGCAGAAAGCGGTGTGCTCACTGATAAGGCGCTAAATCCGGCAACCAGATTCAAAATAGATTCTTTGACAGCAGAGACAACAATGGATATCAACGACACGTTGCCTATCTATGATTCGTCCGTTGCTGCTGATCGTAAAGTGTCGTTTGGTGATTTGCTGGATAACATCTACAATGTTCCAGCGGTCAACAACAATGTTGACGCAACCACAGATACAGTGACATATTTCAACGCTTCTGATGGTGCTGCTAGAACGACTACTATTGACAACTTCTTAGCACAAAATGCAACAGATGCAACTACAGAAGATAATCTTGACTTGAACAACGACACGTTTTCATATTTTGATACCTCTGCAGGTGCACCACGTAAAACAGACTTTGGTAACTTGATTGACCAAGCTCTTTTGGATGCTACGATTGAGACCAACTTGGATATAACTGCTGACAGATTCATCGCTTATGATGTGTCTGCTACTGAGCGTAGAGCTTTTTCAGCAGAGACACTTGTTGGTGAAGTAATCAAAGAGGCGACAACACAAAACGCTGTGGATGGTAACTCGGACACAGTAGCGTTTTATGATACATCTGCAGGTGCAGTTCGTAAGACATCGCCAGTGATCATGCTTGGTCAACAAATNNNTGATGCAGTAACAGACACCGCTCCAACAATGGCATCTGACTATGTTAGCTTCTACGACACTACAGACGGTTTTGCCAACAAAATGACTTTCAACGATTTGGTATCAGTGTTAGATGAAGGTGAAGGCCATACGTTTTCAATTCAGGATAACACGCTTGGTGTTCCGAGTGCTGCTCTTGGTGATGATGGTGATACTGCATTTGTTTCTGACACTGCTGGCACGGCTGGCAAGATTTACGCTAAGCGAGCAGGTGTTTGGGTTGAGACGTTTGATACGGCAAGTGCTGGTGCAAGCACCGTAGATAATACTGGTCAATATTTATCTCTTGGTACATCATCACCGTCTGCTAGTAATGGTCTTGAAGGAATGGTTGGAATCAAGTTGAGTCCTGCTTCTTTGGGGTCTATTCAAGTAGGAACAACTGGTACAGGAATAGCCAACTCTTCAGTCAGTAACTTCAACTTAAATCCTACAGTTACGGCATATGGACCAAAGACTGCTTCTGGTTGGCCAGCGGCTAACTCTGGTTGGACTGTTATACTAGACCAAACCAATAACAATGCGAATGAAGGTACTTGGTTCACTTTTCCAGCCACAGCCAAAGGAGTTCTTTGTTGTGGCATTGCAGATACGCACAGCACGGCAGGTAAAGGTATTTTTGTAGAGCTTGGTCACAGTAACTCTGCAGTTGGGGGATCTGTAGGAGCCTTTACAGGATCACCAACGTCTCTAGATAAGCCGGGGTTTGTAGTATATCTTAAAGTTAACGAAACATCTCTGAATGGTGTTAATGAATCGATAACGGATCAAATTCGTTTCACAAACTCGGATATCTTCAATGTCACCAAGAAAATATACATTGCTTATCACACCTAAGCCGTATAATCAACGAGGATTAACAAAATGAAAAATGTCATCAAAGACGGAAGACTTGTAGACCAAACTGAGGATACATCAAGCTATGATGATTCTTACGAAGTAATAGACTTCAACGGCGGTGCTGTGGGAGATTTGTGGAATGGGATAAACTTCGAAACACCTCCGGTTGCAACAGTTGAACTTGTAAAGGAAGAAGCTTCCAAACGTATCGTTTCACTGGTTGGAAATCAAATCGAACAGATCAACCAACTTGCTGAAATTACAGCTATTCAAGAGGTGGCTAAAAGTTCAAGAACGCAAGCACAAAAAGATCGTATCACTGAGCAACAAACCAAGTGGGCTTATATCACAGCAGTGAGAACAGCATCAAATGAAATTGAAGCTATGGACCCTATTCCAGCTGATTTCACAGATGATAAATATTGGCCAGCCAAACCATAGGTTATTAGATGTCTAGTTTCACGACTCCGTTGTCAACCACGCCACTAAATAAGTTTAGGAATGGTAAACGACTGTACAGATTGAATGAGGGTTTTGATTATTTGATCGGAACCGAAGAATCAANCATCAACATATTTGTTCCTGCAGGGTTTGAAACTGATTTCGCGTCAACACCAAAGTGGTCACATTTCATGTTTCCGCCAGATGGTCCTTGGTAAGAAAGCTGCTGTTGTACATGACTATCTATANTGCAAGCGACGGNATGAATAGATTGTTGGCTGATTCNGTGTTTCTAGATGCACTCATTGCGTCTGAGAACGTGAGCATTGTAACGGCATGGATATTCTTCCTAGCAGTGAGAGTTGCTGGTTGGCGCTACTACAATCGAAAACAAGGAGAGACAAAATGAGAATAGACAATCAACACGCCCAAATGGTGCTCAAGAAAGCAAACCTATACGATGGTGCTATTGATGGTATTATCGGAAGCAAAACCAAGCAAGCGTGTGAAACCATACTGAGCAAATACGACATCAAAATCAAACCGAATGCTTCTCGATTGGTTGCAGCGGTGCAAACCATTATGTCACACGCTGACATCAATGTTATTGTAGATGGTTTCTTTGGTCCCGCGACAGAAGCAGCTATTGAAGAGTTTTTGGGCTTTGACGCGTGGCGTGATGACGATCAAGACAAACGCAGACGAGGAACTCATTTTCCTTACTACGCTGGTATCCGGGATTACTATGGTGAAGTTGGCCAACATCAGACACACGTAAAGCCTACATATGATATGGTCTTGGCTTGGGATACATCTGTCAAGGTGACTAGAATTTCAGTTCACGAGAAAATTGCAGACCAAGTTCAATCAGCGCTTCAAGAGGTTGCAGATAATTTGGGTCATGACAAAATCAAAGACCTTGGTCTTGATAAGTTTGGCGGCTCATTGAACGTGCGCAAAATGCGCGGTGGGACCAAATATTCTACACATTCATGGGGAATTGCCATTGATTTCGATCCAGCCAGAAACAGACTGAGAGAACACAAACCACAAGCCAGATTGTCACATGCAGATGCAATACCGTTTTGGGAGATTTGGGAGAAACGTGGTTTTGAATCACTTGGCCGTGAAAAGAACTATGACTGGATGCATGTCCAAGCAGTGAGCATAAAATGAACAAGAACCCTAAAAAATCATACAAGCGAGAGATAGCAGGAGCAGGAATCCTAGTCTGGTTTCTCTTTCTGGTCATGCTTGTGCTGTTCCCTGCTCCAACAGACATGGCATACTATGAAGCGATATTTGCAAGCGTCTCTACAATGGTGTGGACTGCGTTTGGCGCAATGTTCGGATTGCATAGTATCAAAGACAAATTTGGCAAGCAAGATGCTGTTGAAAAGTCAGATGAGAAATACTAGGAGAGATATTCATGTTTGACATATTCATGTTGACGATTTCATATGGAATATGGACGTTGTTGGCGTATGGTTCGCTGATTGCTGCTGTTGCGGTGTACTTGGGTGTTGGGCAGATACAAATACCCGGACCTGCAAAGCCGTACGTCATGGCTGTGTGCGTTGGAGTGTCTCTTTACTCATTTGGCTACATCAATGGTAGGAACAACGATCACGAGCGGATTATACAACTCACGAGAGAGATTGAAAAGACAAACAAGCTGTTGCAAAAAGAACAAGAAGCCGCGCAACAAGCACAACTGGAGAAAGAGCGGCTGTCTGGAGTTATAGATGGATATGTTAAAGAACTGGAAAACGGTACGACTTTTAGTTGTGATGTTGATCCTGTCCTCAATCAGCGCTTGCGGGATATCCTCAACGGCGAGGGTTTCGTCTCTGCCAAGTAGGTTCACAACGTTTGATCATTGCAGTGTGACAGGTAGCACACAAGGACAGCAAGCATTGCAGCTTGCCGCTTGTTTCAAAAACGAGCGTGTGATCCGCAAAGACCTTGTTGACTATACAGAGACAGCTTTGAAATAGCAAAAAAGCCTCTAGCAAATCAGTTGCTAGAGGCTTCATTGTTTCGGCATCAACAATTTCAAATTCAAACGCTCATGAAACCTTGGTCTGACACAACGCCAATGTAACCACCAACATCAGCACGACGAACAAAGTCACTAAACATGAACACAGTGGTGAAACGTTTGAATGTTGGCAAGAAAATCACTATGTAATCTAAACTTTGATTTGTGTCGAATGTGTTTTGACACTTGGCTTCGATTTTTGGTCCTTGCGCATCTGCAAACTGGTATGAAGCATAAGTTTTGATAGCCTTTTTGTTTTGCATCAAAATGTCTTCAACGTATGCGGTCCAATTAATAGCCATTTTCATTCTCCATTGTGTTTTGTTTTTTGCTTACAAGTACAACTTACGCGTCCTGTAGAATGAAGTCAACAACTCTTTTCATCACCCACGAAAAAACTTGTGGTTTCCAATCACGCCACGAGATTGCATGCGTTTCATCCATTTGCTGTTGGTCTTCAGAGTTGCAAAGTGGTTGGCATCCGTTTTGCGTTTTGACTTCAAAGTTTTTTG